TTTATAAAAAGAATACAGGATGTGGGAGATTATACAAATGCAACCGATGTACCATTTAGATTCGTGCCTTGTATGGTATCAGGACTCGCATATTATTTGGCACAAAAATATCAACCACAATTAATTCAACCTACAAAATTAGCTTATGAAGATGAGTTTGCTAGAGCATTAGCGGAGGATGGATCGGCTTCTAGTACACACATTACACCTAAAGCTTACTACCCAGGAACATAATGGCTAAATACGCAACAGGTAAATACGCAAAAGCTATATCAGATAGATCTGGAATGGAATTTCCATACAAAGAAATGGTTAGAGAATGGAATGGATCTTTCGTGCATGTATCTGAGTTTGAACCAAAACAACCACAATTAGAACCAAAACCCATGAATGGTGACTCTATATCTTTAAGACACGTAAGACCCGACAGAGTAGAAACAGCTGTTCCAAAACTTTTACCATTAAATCCATTTACTACAACAAATGGATCTACAACAATAACCGTAGAGGAACCTGATCATGGTAGGTCATCAAATGATAGAGTTAGGTTTAGAGATGCAACCGTTGTTGGAGGAGTAGCTGCAGCAACAATAAATCTAGCTACGGGTTATTTAATTACTAAGGTAAATGATGATAAATATACCTTTGCAACAGCTACAACATCTAGTATAACTGAAACAGGAGGAGGCGGTTCTGCATCAGCGGGACCCGTAACGGTAACAGCATGATGAAAAAAATTAAAAATTTCTTTTGTAAATTATTTGGAATAAAACAATGTGAGTGTCCTGAAGATATGGATGAGCACGCAGAGTTATATTTAAAACCTGCAGAATCGGATACTCCAGTGTACGAGAACGAAGAAGCTGTGAAAGCTGAACATTGTTCTGGTCATTTAAGATTTAGAAAATCTTGTCCTCTATGTCAGGAGATAGTTAAATAATGGCAGGATTAAGCGCATCAGGATTAAAAACACAAATCAAGAGTTATACCGAAACAGACTCAAATGTTTTAACTGATGCTGTTTTAGAAAACATTATTCTAAATGCACAATACAGAATAATGCGAGATGTTCCTATTGATGCAGATAGAAAACAACAAACAGGTTCACTGGTTGTAGGACAAAATCAAGTTAATGCTCCTGCGGGATGTTTATTTATAAGAAGTATACAAGTTTATGATTCAACAACTGCTCTAACTGGAGATAATGATTATTTAGAAAAAAAAGATTATACATACTTACAACAATATGTGCCCTCAACTGAGTCTGCAAAAAGAGGCAAACCTAAATACTATGCCATGTATGGTGGTGCTACAGGAGAATCTGATACGACGTCAGGACGTATAGCTTTGGCTCCTACTCCAGATCAAGCTTACAAATTTAGAGTTCATTTTAATATAATGCCAGTTCTTTTAGAGAATAATGACACTAATTACATTAGTCTTAATTTTCCAAATGGGCTATTATATTGCTGTCTGTCAGAGGCTTATGGATTTTTAAAAGGCCCAATAGATATGTTGACACTATACGAAAATAAGTATAAACAAGAAGTACAGAAGTTTGCTAACGAGCAAGTTGGTAGAAGACGAAGAGACGACTACACTGATGGCGCTGTTCGTATACCGATAAACTCAGCAAACCCGTAGGAGATTAAATTATGGCTATATCATCGGCAATTTGTAATAGTTTCAAACAAGAAATTTTAGTTGGAACACATAACTTTACCGCGTCTAGTGGTGACACATTTAAAATAGCTTTATATACAAGTTCCGCATCTTTAGGAGCAAGTACAACTGCTTATTCAACATCAAACGAAATATCAAATACATCTGGATCTGCATATTCTGCAGGAGGTGCAACATTAACAAGCGTTACTCCAGTATTAGATTCTTCAACTGCAGTTTGTGACTTTGCAGATGTAAGTTTCACCAGTGCAACATTCACAGCAAACGGTGCATTAATTTATAACGATGATCAATCTGACAAAGCCGTTGCAGTTATCGCATTTGGTGGTGACAAAACAGTAACAAGTGGAACTTTTACAATTCAATTCCCAACAGCAGACGCATCAAACGCTATCATTAGAATAGCATAGTGAGGTAACGACGGATGTCCGTTACTCGAACCTACACAGTCACAGTCGGTAATGTATATGGCTCTAACGTATATCTAATCGATGGAGTTGCACAAGCTGATGTTTATTTAGTTGAAGGCAGCACTTATAGATTTGATCAATCTGATAATACAAACTCCGGTCACTTTTTAAGATTTTCTACAACCAGCAACGGAACACACTCAGGCGGAAGTGAATATACAACCGGCGTAACTACAAGTGGAACGCCAGGTAATGCTGGAGCTTACACACAAATAGAAGTAGCAAGTGGTGCTCCAACTTTATATTACTATTGTCAATATCATAGTAATATGGGTGGAACGGCATATACTCCTGATGAAGGTTGGGACGTAGGTGCTTGGGGTGCTGGTAGGTATGGAGTAGCTAATCAACTCACTCTTGGTTGGGGTGCTAAATTATGGGACTCCTCTGGTTCATGGGGAGATATGGGTGATGAAACCGTTACTCCAACAGGTTTTGGTTTAACTTCATCTCTTGGATCAGTATCTGTTACAACGGAAATTAATACTGGTTGGGGCAGACAACCTTGGAATGAAAACGCTTGGGGCATTGCAGGTGATGTATTATTAGATGGTCAATCAGCAACAGCAAGTGTTGGATCATTAGTTGTTGGAGACATACTTGGATTAACAGGTCAATCTGCAACAACAAGTATTGGATCTCCTACAATCATTGGAGATATAACTGCATCATTAACAGGTCAATCTTTAACATCTTCTGTAGGTTCAATTGATATTGCAGGACAGATAATAGGACTAACTGGACAATCAACAACATCAAGTGTTGGATCTATATCTCCAGCAGATGTTATGGGAGTTACAGGTGTTTCTGCAACAACAACACTTGGAGAAACAAATCAAAATAGTAATCCAACTATTAGTGTAACTGGAGTGTCAGCAACAAGTTCTGTTGGATCTTTATCTCCTGCAGATGTTATGGGATTAACTGGTGTTTCAGCAACAGGTTCTGTTGGATCGATATCTCCTGTTGACAACATTATAGGATTAACAGGTGTTTCAGCAACAACTTCTGTGGCAGGATTTGGTATTTCTACAGGATTTGGAATTCAAGCTTATCAAGATGTTGACACAGGTACCAATATAACTTATAGTGACGTTGCATAGGAGAAAAAAATGGCTTCAACATACACACCACTAGGTATAGAATTACAGGCAACTGGTGAAAATGCCGGTACATGGGGAACAAAAACTAACACTAATTTAGAAGTTATTGAACAAATAGCTGGTGGTTTCACACAACAAGCATTAACAAGTGGTGGAACGGTCACTCTTTCAGTTTCTGATGGATCAACTGGTGCAACTCTTGCACACAGAGCAATAGAATTTACAGGTTCATTATCTGGTAATGCAGTTGTTACAATACCTCTTGATGTACAAAATTTTTATTTATTAAGAAACTCTAGTTCTGGTGCATATACGGTTCAATTTAAATATGCGTCAGGTTCAGGAAGCTCTGTAACTTTTTCTTCTACAGATAAAGGAGACAAATTAGTTGTTGCAAAAGCTAACGATGGGACTAATCCTGATATTGTAGAAATAGCTTTAGGACTTACAGAAATTTCAGCAGATACTTCACCACAATTAGGTGGTAATTTAGATACAAACAACAATCAAATTGTTACAACATCAAATAGAGATATAGATTTATATCCAAATGGCACTGGTGCTGTTGAGGTTGGTGGTAATGATAACCCAGGAACTCTTATTTTAAATTGTGAGCAAAACTCACATGGTATTAGACTGCAAAGTCCTGCACACTCGGCTAATCAGTCTTATACACTAAAATTTCCCACTGGAAATGTTACAGCAAATACACACTTAAAAGTAGAGAGTATTACGGGATCAGGAACTACGGGGGTAGGTCAATTATCTTTTGATTCTACGGTAGCAACAACAGGAAAAAGTATTGCAATGGCGATCGTTTTCGGATAAAAGGAGTATAAATTATGGCAACACCAAATATAGTAAACGTAACAACAATTAACGGTAAGAACGCTACTGCAACTTTAGCGAATACCTCGAGAACAACTGCTATTGATGTAGCAGCAGATAAATTAGTAAAAGTAAATACAATCTTGGTATCAAATATAGATGGAACAAACGCTGCCGATATCACAATTGAAATTAGTGTTGATGATGGATCAAACTATGTAAAACTTGCAAACACAATTAGTGTTCCAGCTGACGCAACATTAAATTTTTTAGAATCACCAATCTACTTAGATGAAACTGATATACTAGCATTCACAGCTAGTGCAGCAGACGACTTATCTTATTTTGTATCATATGAAGAGATAGACGACGCGTAGGAGGTTTTATAAATCATGGCACACTTTGCTGAATTAGAATTAAAAACCGACCCAACAGGCTTCACAACAGAAGAACATCTTATTGTCAAAAGAGTCGTAGTTATTGGAAACGATGTACCTGCAGCTAATGGTACATTAGAACAACACGATATGCACGAAGATGGAGAGTTTCATTGTAAAAAACTTTTTGGTGGTGGTATTTGGAAACAAACTTCTTACAATAATAATTTTAGATGTAGATACGCTGCTAAGTCTAGTGTTTACGATCCTGTTAATGATGTATTCCGTGGACAACAACCATTTGCATCTTGGACATTAAATACAACAGATTGGAGATGGGAAGCACCTGTCCCTGTTCCTACAATGGAACAATGTCAATATACTCACTCAGATGGAAACCCAGCTACTTATAGAACAGAATGGAGTGAAGCAAATCAACAATGGATTGGTTTTGGAGAAGAAGATGCCCAACACATATGGGATCCTGAGACTTCTTCTTGGAATGCCACGGGAGGGTAACCCATGGTAGCAATAAAAAAGAATAATAGATTAAATAATCGTAAGGGAGGAATGATTGGTATAAACAATTGTGCCTCTTTTGGAAAAGATAAAATTACACAAACAACATCAACTGCACCATTAACAACTGGTGCCGGAACTAAATTACTTCATGCAACCGTTGTTGCAGGTGGAGGATCTGGATCACAAGCTGGAGCCGGTGGTGGCGGTGGAGGTATGATTGTTAGAGAAAATGTTCAAGTATGTGGTAGCACTCCATACGCAATTGTAGTTGGTGGCGGTGGTACAGCAGAAACTTATCCTGATGTTACCACAAGAGGTGGTAGTGGAGGTGCATCAGCTTTCGCACCTGGAACAGCAATCGCAATATGCACGACTGGTGGTGGAGCTGGTGGTAATAACGCTAATGGACCAACACCAGCATGCGGATCAGGAGCACCTGGAGGATCAGGTGGTGGTCAAGGAGCTATGAATTCTGGAGCATCTGGACCATCTGCTGGATCAGGAATTGCTGGTCAAGGTAATGATGGTGGAACAGCACAAGGACAACCAAGTCCTGTTCAACACTCAGGTGGAGGCGGTGGTGGTAAATCTGCTGCTGGAGGAAATGCACCAGCAACTAATGTTGCAGGAGCTGGAGGAGCAGGTTTAGACGTAAGCCCAATATTTGGAAATATAGGACCAACGTGTTCAGTATTCGCTGGAGGCGGTGGCGGTGGTTCAAGAACTGGAGGAACTGCAGGAGCTGCAGGACCTGGCGGCGGAGGGGCAGGAGGCCCTACAACCGTACCTAGCCCTTCAACGGTCGGAAACAATGGAACAGACAACACTGGTGGTGGCGGTGGTGGAATCGGTTTCGGACCTTGTTATGGAGGCCGAGGAGGAAACGGAGGATCTGGAGTAGTCCTTACAAAAGAATTAAATAACAACAGAGGTAACTGGCCTTTGTCTCAACAATTCGATGCAAAAGAAGGTGGTAACTGGCCAGATGGTACGGTTATACAATCAGTAACATTAAATTATTTAGTAGTAGCCGGAGGTGGAGCTGGAAAAAGTTTTGCTGGTGGTGGAGCCGGAGGTTATAGAGCTTCTGGTTATGGACCTTCACCATTACAAGGATGTGCATTAACAGTTTGTTCATCTTCAACTTATACAATTACAGTTGGAGCTGGAGGTGGAAATGCTTGTGGTACAGCTTATCCTGCACCATGTGCTAGTCCGCCAGATGGATCTGGAGCTGGTTATGGAAATGTGTCATCAATTAAACAAGGATGTACCGTTTTGATTCAATCATCAGGTGGTGCTTATCCATTAAATGCATCTTGTGGTAATCCTTGGAACAATAATAATGGACAAAGAGGAGGACCTGGAGGATCAGGTTCTGGAGGTTGGCCTAGTAACAAAAGTGCAAAAAGACCAGGAGGATCTGGTAATGCTGGAGGTTTCTCACCACCAGAAGGAAATAATGGTGGAAATGGAGGAAACCCTGACAACAGAGGCGGTGGTGCCGGTGGAGGTGCTACAGCAGCTGGAGCAAGTGGATCTGGATATCCAGGTGTAGCTGGTGGAGATGGAGCACCAAACGCAATTACAGGATCAGATGTAACTTACGCCGGTGGCGGAGGTTCTGGTACAGATAGAGGTTATCCGGGTGTTAGTCCGGGAGCTGGAGGAGCTGGTGGCGGCGGAGCCGGCGCTGGTGGAGCCCCAAGTGAAGTAGCTTACTCAGGAACAGCAAACACCGGAGGCGGTGGTGGCGGAGGTACTGGAGGACCTACGTCTTATGGAGCCCCTACATACATGAACCCAGATGGACGATCTAAATATGGATCTAGAGGTGGATCAGGTATTGTAGTTGTAAGATCACCTGCAGGACACCCATTAAGTGTATCACCAGGAACTAACCAAGTTACTTGTGTTGGTGGTCATTCTGTTGCTACATTTACAGTTTCTGGAACATTGACTGTAAATTAAAATTTGCTATATTGACTTACCTATGTGGGTCAAGAAATTTAGAAAGCATAAGACTTTAAAAAAAAAGTTATTATCATTAATTAATAAAATGCCATCGCATTTTAAATCTGATAAATCTTTTGTTAAATCTGATTGGTCTTTACCAGTAAATGCAGAAAGAAAATACTTAGATTTATTTTATCAAGAGGTGTCGGATTTAATGACAGATACTGCAGAAGACTTTGGTTGTAATACTTGGAGAATACATAATGGTTGGTATAATCAATATTCAAAAAATAATAATCACCACTGGCATACTCACCCACAATCTAATTTATCTGCAATTTATTTTTTAGAATTACCAAGCAAAGAATTAATTACAGAGTTTAAAATTAAAACAAAAGTAAATGTAAAAGAAGGAGATATATTATTTTTTCCATCTTATATGTTACACCGAGCACCCATTAACAATACAAATAAAAGAAAAACTGTTATTGCTTTTAATTGTGACTTTCAAATAATACCAACAGATTATCTAGGTAGGCATAAATGAGTTTTAGAGTTGTAGACAATTTTTTATCTAAGAAAAATTATAAAACAATTATAAAAATTTTTGATACTCTAAAAGGTAATATACCTGTTAGGTGGGCTGAGATTGATTATCGTAGAAATGTTTTTTTAGTTGAAGCTGCTAAAACATATGATTTTAGTAAATACAAAGGTTTTGAAGAGTGGAGCCAAAACAATACTCAATGCAATCCACATGTAGATAAAGATGAAGGTTATTTTAAAAAAACTGGTAAACTAAAATATCCTATTTGTTCTTTAATATTTTATGCAGATGTAAAAAAATTAAAAGGGGGTGAATTAATATTAGCCGGAGATTTGATAAAACCTAAATCCAATAGATTAGTTATATTTGATCCTGGATTGCACCATTCAGTTGAGTCGTTTAAAGGGACTAGAAAAGTATTATTACTTAATCCGTGGACATATAAACCAGAGGCGTTTAAAAATGAAATTGTATAAGAATATATTAGAAGAAAAAGAACGCAAAAGATTATTACAGTTTGTAAAAACAAAAGTTAAATATTGGAATGACAATGTTCCTGGTTTGCAAACACCAATGAATTTGCATACGCACCCTGAAACACAACACTTCTATAATAAAATTATGAAAAAATATTTTAAAGATATGTCTATACAATATTCTTGGGCTAATTATTCAGAGGGAGATATAATAAATTGGCATACACACCCTACCTCTGTAATATCTGCTGTTTACTTTTTGAAAAATCCTGATAGTTTAGGAACTATATTTAGAAATGAGAAATATAGTTATGACAAAATTACATCTACCAAATGTCCTGAAAATTCTTTATTGGTATTTGATGCAAGTAAAACACACTCACAACCATACTCTCCTAAAAAAATTAAAAGGTTTTCAATCGCAATAGATTTAATATGAATTTAAAACACGCATACTGGTATTTTACAGGTAGATTAGGTGATAGATTTTGTAATGATGTAATAAAACATGCAAACTCTAAAAAAGAATTAGTCGCTGTAACTGGTGACACTTCAAAGAAAGTTAAAAAAAGAACTAAGAAAGCATTAAACAACGAAGGAATATCTGATTCTATTACTAAGAAAGAATTAAAAGATTTAAAAAAATATAGAAACTCTAATGTTGTTTGGTTAGAAGATAGATGGATATACGAAGAGATACAACCTTTTTTTCACATGGCGAATGAAAATGCAGGTTGGAATTTTGAATTTGATTTTTTTGAATCCATGCAGTTTACAAAATATAAGTTAAATCAGTTTTACAATTGGCATCAAGATCCTTTTCCTGAGCCATACAATAATCCTAACAATCCAAACTTTCATGGTAAAATAAGAAAAATTTCAGGCATAGTGCAACTATCTGATCCAAAAGATTACAAAGGTGGTCAATTAGAAGTGCAACCTAGAATGACAGCAAATCCAAAGTTAGTATTAAACACAGACAAACATTTTAAACCTAGAGGGAGTATTATCATATTTCCGTCACATTTATGGCATAGAGTTAAACCGGTTACGAAAGGAACAAGATATTCATTGGTGATCTGGGCATTAGGACAACCCTTTAAATAATGAGTAAATTAACTGACTACATAAAAGTATATCCCATGCTTAGTAAAAGCATTTGTAATAAAGCTATAAAAGAACTAGATGATACAGAATTTGAAAAGGGACAATATCATAACCCTAAAGGCGACAGAACTTTTTCTATAGATAAAGAAGCTGACATGTCTTTTGAAGAATTTCCATCTAAACAAATTATTATGGACAAACTATATAATGTTATAGGTAAATATATAAAACAATTACGTATGCCTTGGTATGCAGGTTGGAATGGTTATACACCAATACGAGTTAACAAATATTCTAAAGGTCAAAATTTTAATATGCATTGTGATCATATCCATAATATATTTGATGGTTATACAAAGGGCATACCAATATTAAGTATTGTTGGAGTATTAAATGATAATTACAATGGGGGTGAATTTGTAATGTGGAAAGATAAAACTATAAAATTAAAACAAGGAGATGTAGTAATGTTTCCTAGTAATTTTATGTACGCACATAAAGTAAATAGTGTAAAGAAAGGAACTCGATACTCATTTGTAAGTTGGGTTTGGTAATATGGCTAAAACAGATACTCTTCAAACATCTATTTATTTTCAATCACCGATTTTTCATATTGAGGTTCCAGAATTTGTCAAAGATGTAAATAAAGTTTGTGATAAATATATAAAGACCGCTAAGAAGAATAATGAAAAGAATATAAAACAAAGAGAAAAAGAATGGAAAAAGAAAGTTGGAGATATAACCATGTCTCATCACTCGTCGAGTTTAATAGGAGATCCTGATTTAAAAGAGTTTACAGATTATATTGGTTCTACCAGTTGGAATTGTTTAGACTGGTTTGGTTATGATTTATCACAATACGAATTAATGTGGACAGAGTTATGGGTGCAAGAGTTTTCTAAAAAAGGTGGAGGACACCACGAAGGGCACGTTCATTATGATAATCACATTTCAGGTTTTTATTTTTTAAAATGTAGTAATAGAACATCAGTGCCATTTTTCAACGATCCTAGAATTGCAAAAACTATGAATGACTTACCATTAAAAGATAAAGAGAATGTATCAATGGCTAGTCCTCTCATACATTACAAACCTAAACCTGGAACGATGATATTTTTTCCTGCATATCTAAATCATGGTTTTACCGTAGACGCAGGTGTTGATGATTATAGATTTGTGCATTTTAATTTACAGGCAGTTAGAAAGTTAATTACAAATCATTTACGAAATGAAGGATCAACAAATAAATAATATTTTTTCTTCTTTTGTGATAGAGAAAGAATTAAATTTAGATCACGATAGGATCACAGATAAATGTGCTGATGCATTAGAAACTGCTGACGACTATAAACAAAAAAATATATTTCATAATCCAAAATTAGTAACAGAATTTAGTGAGGTATTTGATCAAATAAATAAAATAGCTAATGAAGCACACAAACTTTTACAATATAAAAAAAACACAAAACAAATTTGTATAGATGCGTGGATCAATGATTATGGTTCGTATAATATTTCTATGCCACATCAACACCCGACAGCTGATCTAGCCATAGTCTATTTTCCTTATGCGCAAGATGGATGTGGTAACTTACAACTTTTAAATCCTAACTCTAAATTACAATACGTAATACACGATGAAATGGTAGAGAGTTGGAATAACTATAATTCTTTTACTTGGGACATAGTTCCTAAAACTGGTAAAGTTGTTATCTTTCCAGGTTATCTAATACATTATGTTAAACAGAACAAATCAAATAAACAAAGAGTTTCAATAGCATTTAATTATAGAGCATCATGGTAAAAAATTTATTGTCAATAGACATAGACTGGGTAGGCTCTCCAAGAGATGCTAAAGAACTGCTAGAAGTTTTAGTTCCTATCTTTAAAAAGAATAAATTTAAAAAGATAGTTTTAGCGCAATCACATAGAGAGATAAATAAGATTGTAGATACTTTAGCTGAACCCGTATATTGTGTAAACGTAGATCACCATCACGACATACAATATATACCATCCGAACCTTTAGAAGCAGGATTCTTATCAGGTAATTGGTTAGGTCATTATATGAAAAGCGGTAGGATTACAGGGTGCACTTGGATAGCTAATTACAATTCTGTCTTTAATAGATATCAAGATTGGCGAAAAGACTTTGTCTTATTGAATAATGACGTTCTAGATATTAAAT